TTTTTTTTTTTTTTTTTTTGGTCTCGGGCTGACAGACCCGGCGCCGAGCGAAGCTCAAAGACGACTTCCGGCTGAGCGGAGCTCAAAAGCCAGCGTGTGGTTAGTGTCCTTCCAGAAGCGAAGGGTCAGTGTGATCTCTCGCCGCCCACCACCAGAAAGATGGACGATCGACTCTCGCGGGTGGCCCGAATTGAACTTTCCACCCCCGGATCTCTTCCTCAAGCGCCAATTGTTCATCTGGGAGAATTCCAAAGGCGCGCCAGAAGGAGACCCGAACCTCGGGATTTATACAGGCGCGATACAGCTGCGGGTCAGCTGAGAGATCTTTAACGTGGTATAAGAATCCTAGGTCAACTCCTGTCTGCTTCCAGTGTTGGGTTCCGTCGCCCCCCACGTTCATCAGCTTCCAGTAGAATTCCTTAAAGATTGGCATATCCCAATACGCCGACCATCCGCATTTTCCAATAGCATTGCACATGTTACGTGCCACGGTCTCTTTATCAATGCTAAGAAAACTGCTCAGGTCCTTAGTCAGGGAGAGTGTGGGGTATCTTACCATCTTGTAAGACCCGGAGGCGTCGAGAACCGGCCTAGTCTGGCAGAAATCAACCCGTTCCAGAATTCTAACGGGAGTCTCTACCTTCACTCTAAGGCCGAATTCCTCAAACGTGGGCTCAATCACATCCAACAGAGCGTCAAGATCACTTCTTTCCACAAAGAAAATCTGATCATCTCCGTCATTCGCTAGCTCGATGTGAATGCGCAAAATATCAGCTATCCTGTAGGAGACAGCCAACATAATGCAGACGTTGCCTAGAGACGTGTCTGAGTCCCCGGAACATCTACCCCCTTCCTTGGTGTACCTCCACCAACTTTCTCTACAACCTGCCACGCCCACCGTGCGGTGCCTGCGACTCAATATATACTCTAATGCAGGCAACTCACTCCGGTGGAAACACCGCATATACAGCTGGTCGGTGAACGTAAGAGCATCACTGCTCACGTGAAGGTCAAACCGACTAGCATCCAACGCCACTGCTACAGGGTCCTGAAAGGCACCCCACTTAGCCTTCATCAAAAGTCCCCGATCGTGATAGTTGAAACCTTTGAAGCACACGGGGGTAGCAGTAGACATAGCGATGGATTTCCAAAGAGAAGCGAAGGATTTATATAACGGCTTCTCGATGGAACATATATACGGGCCCAGAGACACTACAACTCTGGGGCTCCTGGGTTGAATTATACGTGGGTCGGGTGATGGTCCACCATTCATTGGGATTTTATCCTTATCCCTCTTAATGAACGCTTTCACCACGAAATCTCGATCGCCCAATGCCTTAACATTCAGTGATTCAAGAGCCTTCCGATAGACAGACAGCTTGCGACCCTGGTACCTACCAAGCCAGGACTCGGTAGTCATCAGGGTGGTCGGACGCATGCCATGCTTACGGAGACCCCTAATTATTTGAACAGTCAAGCGGGACCAAGAACCTGGTTTCGGTGCAATGATCGGGCCCCCTTTGTACGAGAGGACACGATACACCAGCCCACGGACTAGGTTAGTACTACTAGACGCAAAGCAAGTTATTGGATAGTTCCATCCCGGGCCTCGCAGCCTCCGGAACACACCTCCCCCTTGCTTACCCGTGTACCTTAACAAGCGCAAGAACCAACCACGCGGAAGATCCGGAATAACCGTCTCACCACAGGACTCCGGCTTGCACTCATCAAGGCCCCCCTATTTATCGGGAGGGGCGCCACCAGCGCGGAAGGTGCGCTGG